GTTATTACTCTTTTAGAAGAGCATCGTCGTCGCTGTCTTGCAGGAGACTTAGCTCGACTTGCATTAGATGTTGAGGATGGTAAGTCAGATGTTAAAGACTTAATGGATAAATTTACTGAGTTTGAACATCAAGAGGTTGAATCAGATGAACCAACTTCTATTGAATTAAACTTAGCTAACCTACATCAATCTCAGGTTGCAACACCTGGTCTTAGATGGAGATTAGATTTTCTTAACAAGAGTCTTGGGTCATTACGCAAAGGTGACTTTGGATTTGTATTTGCTAGACCTGAGACAGGTAAGACTACATTCTTAGCTAGTGAAATATCCAAGATGTTAGAACAAACTGAAGGTGATATTATTTGGTTTAACAATGAAGAACAAGGAAACAAAGTCGCTATTCGGTGTTACCAAGCTGTACTTGGGGTAACAGCCGAACAGCTCTTTAATGACATTGAAAGAAATCAAGCACTGTTTGAAACTAAAACAGGTAGTAGGTTAAAGATATATGACTTTGAAGATTCATCAAGGGCTTCACGCATTGATGCTATCCTTAAAGAATCTAACCCTGCATTAATTATCTTTGACCAGATTGATAAAATCAAAGGATTTAAACATGATCGTAATGATCTTGAGTTAAAACAAATTTACCAATGGGCTCGAGAGATTGCTAAAACATATGCACCAGTGATTGCTATATGTCAAGCATCTGGAGAAGCTGAAGGTAAACTATGGTTAACCATGGATATGGTTGACAGCAGTAAGACTGCAAAGCAAGGTGAAGCTGATTGGATTCTAGGTATAGGTAAGGAACAAGATAACACTAGTCGTTATAGATATTTAAATATCACAAAAAATAAACTACTAGGTGACTCAGATACTTTACCTGAACTTAGACATGGATCAACTCAAGTATTAATTAAACCTGAGATAGCAAGGTATGAAGATCTCTAAGTGGACTAGATGGGTACTACTAGACTGGGATGGTACAATCATAAGATGGTTTAACTATCCTGCTACTGGTACCATTAGGTATAAAGAACCTAAGATAAACTTAAATGACATTGAAGAATGTCTATTTTAAGGAGAATGTATGAAGATTATTAACGCAACAGTTGAAGATATTTTACAATTTGATAACAGTATTTCTGTATCAGATGCAGAAGATCTCTTGCTTTTTGCTGATCCGCATGATACAATAGAAGAAGCAATAGATAAACTTTATGGAGAACCTCGCGGGGAATGCGCTATTTAACTCTAGATGTAGAGACAACAATATCTAACAAAGGTAATCCCTTTGATAGAACTAATAAACTTTGTTATGTAGGAACAACACATGGACTCTATGACATTGAATATTCTAATACTCCGTATCGGGATTCGTTGGGTGAAATTCAAAATCAAATTGAAGCTGCTGAGACTCTCGTTGGTTTCAATATTAAATTCGATTTACATTGGCTTAAAAGGTACCAAATAAACTTTGATAACAAACGGATATGGGACTGTCAACTAGTACATTTTATTCTTACTGGTCAAACTGAAACATATCCTAGTCTTAACAAAGTGTGTGCTTATTACAACTTAGAATCTAAACTAGATGTAGTGTCTGAAGAGTATTGGAAAAATAAAATAGATACTCCTGACATACCTGAAGAGATTCTTAAAGAATACTTAGCACAAGATATTAAGTTAACAGAGCAAGTGTATCTTAAACAACTTGAACAATTAGAAACTGTACCACATTTAAAGAGACTCGTTAGTTTACACAATCAAGACTTATTAGTCTTACAAGAGATGGAGTATAACGGTATCTTATACAATGTACCTAAGAGTATAGAAGAAGGAGATAAGTTAGAAAATGAACTTGACAAGATTGATGAATGGCTTTATGCACACCATAATTGCCCTGAGTTTAACCTAAAGAACGTTGGGAAGAGTATCCAGTAAACTTTCAAAGACTTGTTAATCCTTTAAAGGGATCTGAGTTAGCTAAAGAAGGACTATACTCTACAGATGAGAATACTCTTAGATCATTACGAGGTAGTAAGAAAGCTAAAGAGATTATTGAAACTCTTTTGTTTAGATCTACTCTTGAGAAAAGACTCTCAACTTATTATAAAGGTTTAGTTACTTTAATTAAAGACTCTAACTGGGATGATGGTATGATATACGGACAACTCAATCAATGTGTTGCAAGAACAGGTAGACTGTCGTCTAGTAAACCTAACTTACAAAACTTTGATGGAGAAATTAAAGACTTATTTGGGAGTAGATATGCTACTGCAAGCTGACGCCAAACAACTAGAATGGGTTGGTGCTACATATCTCTCTCAAGATCAAGTCGCTTTAAAGGAGATCTGGGAAAGTGTTGACCAGCATAGTGATAATCAGAATCGTTTCGGCTTACCTTCTAGGCTTGTTGCTAAGACATTCGTATTTCGTCTTATATATGGTGGTTCTGCTTATAGTTATGCTAATGATCCTAACTTTAGGGATATAGGTAATGAGAAGTTCTGGCAAGGTATTATAGATCAGTTCTATGATAAGTATAAAGGTCTTAAAGCCTGGCATGATAAGATACTTAACGATGCTAAACGTGAGGGTAAACTAGTTATGCCTACTGGTAGGACTTATTACTATGCACCTGAACTAAAGTATAATAGGGCTGAATGGCCACGCACCAAGATCCTTAACTATCCAGTGCAAGGACTTGGAGCGGACCTTATGGCTATTGCAAGAGTAAGTTTAAGAAATAGACTAAAAGAAAAGGAAGGAGTAAAACTTGTTAATACTGTACATGATTCAATAATACTTGACTTTAATCCTAATATATGGGATAATATAAGTATAGTCAATTTAGTTGACAAATGTTTTAACGATATACCAGCAAACTTTAATAAATTGTTTGGTAAAGACTTCAACTTACCTATGAGAGTTGAATGTCAAATTGGCCCCACATGGGGAAATATGGAGATTATACATGCAAATTACAGTAACTAGCGTAGTACAAAATACATTAGCAGCTTCTAATGGTAGAACATATCAACAAATAGAAGTGTATTATAAGAACGATAAAGGTGAGAATCAATCTAAAAAGTTAGTAGCATTCTCAAATCCTGAAGTATTTAAAACAGCAAAGACTTGGCAAGGTGGTGAAGTAGTAGATGTTAAGACAGTTAAGAATGCTAAGACTGGCTATTGGGATTGGGTAAGTATCGGAGGAGATAACGCAGTGAGTGAAACTAAACCAGCAAGTGCAGCATCAGGTACTAGAGTTACAGGTTCTAACTATGAAACTAAAGAAGAAAGAGCACAACGACAAATTCTTATTGTTCGTCAATCTTCTTTATCTAGTGCAGTAGAATTACTAGGTCCAGGTAAATCTGTTGATGACGTAATTAATGTAGCTAAACAGTTTGAGGCTTATGTATTTGGTGATACAGAAACTTCAGATGATATTCCTGCCTAGGAGTTAACATGAAAAAGTATGAAGTCTGGATTGTAAGAGCATTACTATTATCAGGTATTATTCTATGTATCGTTTCATGGTCAATGTTCTTTTCCAGACTTGATGCTAAAGAACTTAAATACCTACACTATCGATACAATGATAATGTAGTTATTACTTTGTCTAATGTAGATTGCATGATACCAGAGATAAAAGATTTATATCCTTGGGCTGCTATTGCTACTAGAGTAGATGGTAATAGATTGATTGCATGTTACAAAGGTGAGGGAGAGAACATTGTTATCCAATGGTATAAAGGAGATACATCAACTTTCCCCGCCAATGTATTCTTGGTAGATCCTAATAAGGATAAAACTTATAAGAAAGTAGAGCCTAATACTTAATGCAAGCTTTAATAGATCAAGACTTATTATGCTATAGATGTGCAGCTAGTGCCGAGAATGATGACCTCGGCATTGCTATATATAGGATAGATGAACTACTAGATAATATTCTTAATAAGACTGGTGCTACTAGTTACAGAGCATTCTTAACTAGCCCTACTAATTTTAGAAAAGATATCTACCCTGAATATAAAGCTAATCGTATTAGTCAACCTAAACCTAAACACTTAAAAGATCTGCAAGCATACAGTCTTGAGACTCTTAAGGCTGAGGTTGCACCTGATGGATTAGAAGCTGATGATGCTTTAGCTATTAATCAAACAGAAAATACTATTATTTGTAGTCTTGATAAAGAATTGATGGTCTTGGAGAAAAGAAAGCTACTGACTTGTTAAGTAATTGCACTACTGAATTAGAAATGTTTAACAGGGTAAGAGATCTGTACGGAAACGATGAGGAGTTTATCATGAATGCTAGTGTGTTATGGATCTTAAGATCATTAGATGACAACTGGAAGGATAGGTTTAATGCCCTCATTCAAGAGTAAGTTAGAAGAAAAGGTATGGGCAACTCTTAAAAAAGAATTTCCTACAGTAAAGTATGAACCACAAAGATTTAAGTTTATTCAACCAGAGATAGAACGCACTTATATTCCAGACTTTAAAACTGGACGTAGTAACATATTCATTGAGGCTAAAGGCAAGCTTGATTTAGAAACACGAAAGAAGATGGTTTGGTTTAGAGATTCTAATCCTACTGTCCGTATTATCTTTTTATTCATGAACCCTGATAATAAGATAACTAAACGAAGTAAAACAACCTATGCTATGTGGGCTACTGACAATGGCTTTGAATGGCTAGACTTTAGAAAGGATTGGCTTAATGCTTATAAGCAACTGTGTAAAAAATGAAGATGGTAGTTATGATTTTGATTTCCATGTGGAGCCTACTGAGGCTGCATTCCTCATGGATCATGCAATTAAAGATCTAATTCACCATGGTATTATTAATGTAAACTTAGAAGAAGCTGAACAAGAATTTGAGATTCATAAAGAACTAGGAGGAACAGTACAATGATCCAGCTAAGATATCTGAAAGAAGGTAATAGTCCTTTACTACTACAGTATAGATATAACTTTATATTGTTTGCAACTAGATGGAAAGCAGTTACTACAAAGGTACAATAATATGAGTAAGATTCTTTTATTAGATATAGAGATGGCTCCTAACGTGGCTCATGTATGGGGTATATGGGATCAGAACATTGGTATTAACCAACTACAAGAATCCTCTTATGTAATGTGCTATGCTGCTAAATGGCTTGGCGATAAGAAGATGATATTTGATTCTGTTAAAAAGAGTGGAGACAAAAAGATGCTTCAAGGTATCCATAAGTTACTTGATGAAGCTGATGCAGTAGTACACTACAATGGTAAGAGATTTGATATACCTTCTCTTAACAAAGAATTTTTATTACATGGTATGTTTCCACCTGCACCATTCAAAGAGATAGATCTACTTACAGTAGCTAAAGGTAGATTCAGATTTGTATCTAATAAATTGGATTATGTTGCTCAGTCGTTAGGCTTAGGTAAGAAGACTGAACATAGTGGTCATGAGTTATGGGTACAATGTATGGCAGGTATTCCTAAAGCATGGAAGACTATGGAAAAGTATAACAAGAATGATGTTATTCTTTTAGAGAAAGTCTATGAACGCTTTAAACCTTGGATTAAGAACCATCTTAACCGTAACTTGTTAGAGAATACAGGACTCTGTTGTCCTACATGTGCCTCTACGAATTTCCAGAAAAGAGGATACAACATGACTTCGGCAGGCAAATATCAACGATATCAATGTCGTGCATGTGGTAATTGGTTTAGGGATAATCAGAACCTTAAAGAAAAAGGCTCTGTGAAATTGGTGAACGTATGAAACCTGACGCATGGATTGTAGAAGAGTTTGACTCTAATGGTCAATTAGTTTGGAAGATGATGTCTTTCTTTGAGCCTACTGAACTATCTTGGTTTAAAGACTTAAAGAGTAAGAAGCATAATATAACTATAACACCTATGTACAAGAACGAAAAAGAGGCTAAAAAGTATGATGGCATTAAGAAATATGATTCTAGTAGGTTTGTTATCGGCTTGTAGTGGGTGTGCAGACTTTCTTGTGAATACATCAGGAACTTTTGTTGGAAATATTATATCTAATAAAGTAATTAAAGAAATGGAAAAGGATAAAACAAGTGATACTAGACAAGAGATTCCTAAGAAAGCTATATGATTGTTA